GCCCTCGTCAATAACACCGAGGTCCGGCAGGTGTTCGGGCCCGACGACGCCGCGACCGCGTTCGGCGCCGGCACGCCCGGGCACCTCGCCGCCAAGGCCGCATTTGCCGCGAACGGCCTGCTGCAGCTCGACGTCATCAGCCCGACGCCGAGCGCCGGGGTCGCCGCGACGGGCACACAAACGTTCACCGGCCCGGCATCGGCGAACAGCGCCATCCGGTTCCGCGCGCACGGGCGCGTCGTCGACGTCGCTTGGAATAACGGCGAGAGTGCGACGACGTTCGTCGCGCGCGCCGTCGCAGCCATCAACGCGATCGGCGCCGACCTCGCCCTGACGGCAGCCGCGAACGTCGGCTCGATCGACTACACGGCGAAACTCGCCGGCGCGTGGGGCAACGACATCCTGCTGAACGCCTCGATCCTGACGGGCGGCGGCGGCATCGCCATCACCGTGAACCCGGCGGCGCTGACGGGCGGCACCCTCGAACCCGATTTCACGACCGCGCTGTCGACGGTGTCGACGCGCGAGTACCGCCGCATCGTGGGCATCCTGTCGAACGCCGACGCGACGAGCGCGGCGGGCACGAGCAACGCGGCCCGCATCGCGTCCCACATCGACGCCCTCGAAACGGGCAATCAGGCGCTGCTGCAGGTCGGCGTCGTGGGCCACACCGGCAGCGTCGCGAACGTGCAGGCGGGCGCCATCGGGCGCAATAACGAGGCGTTCGAGTATGTGTTCGGGCAGAATTTCGAGGACCTGCCCGGCGAGCTCGCGGGCGCCGAGGCCGCTGACGCGCTGAAATGGGTCGCGATCCGTGCGAATTACAATCGCATCAATAACAAGCTGAATCTGTACGGCCCGCGCGACCTCGTCGCTGACAAGCTGACGCCGGCAGAGACCGAGTCGCTGCTGTCGAACGGCGTCTCGCCCGTCGACGTGCAGCTGCAGACGGGCGAGCTGTTCCTCGTGCGGCCCATCACGACGCACTCGCTGAACGGCGCGAACCCCGATTATCGGGCGTTCGATCTGTCGGACACTGACGGAATGTATTCCGTCGCCGCCGACCTGCGGACGGCGCTGCCCATCGAGTTCGCGAACACCAGCATCACGCCCGATCTGCCGGCAGGGCAGAACCGCCTGCCCGCAGGGGTGACCGAGCGTCGGGACGTGCAGGCGTTCGTCGAGTCGCGCCTCGGTCTGCACGTGAACCTCGGCGTCGTGCAGGGCGACAAGCTCGACGCGAGCATCACGGCGGGCGAACTGATCGTGGAAATCAACGCGAGCGACCCCTCGCAGGTCGACATTTTCATCCCGCTCGCGATCGTCAAGCCGCTCGCGAAACTCGGCGTCGTCGCGCAGAAAATCGCCTCGTAAGCGCCGCGCAGCAGCGTCGGCATAGGAGCATCGGATCATGGCTGATAACGAGCAGGAACTGTTCGCCAAGGCATTCATTGCGCAGGGCAATGGCGACTTGGTTCGCGTGACGAACTTCAACGTCACGACGACGAACAACGGCAAACAAGTGCACACGCTGCGCGAGGACGGCGCCGGCGTGACGCTCGGCGTGCGCGAGTCGACGGTGTCGTTCGATTTCGTCGTCGGCGAGAACGGGTTCGAACGGAACTACGTCAAAGACATTCAGGACGGCAAGATCGTGCAGCTCCGAACCAAGTTCCCGGGCGGCAAGGTGCTGACGCTGAATGGCATTTACACGAACGTGTCCCTCGACGCGCCGCTCGACGACGCAGTGAAAGGCTCGATCCAGTTCGTCGGTAAGCTGGAAAAACAGCGGGCCGCAGCGTAGTCTGATCCTCGCGCGAGGCCCCCTGTCGGGCGATCCCTGACGCGGTCGCACGGTATACCGGCAGGGTCCTCGCGCTGACCATTCCCGAGGGCAGCCATGGCACACGCGATCCTGCGACACTTTCGGTTCGACCATTTGCCGCCGCACCTGCAGGCGACGAGCAAACCGTTCTGTGACCTCGCGCACTGGATCGCCCGCGAGCTGCCCGAGAACGACGAGTCGCGCGAGGCGATGCGGAAACTGCTCGAGGCGAAAGACTGCGGCGTCCGGGCCCTGCTCGAGGCCTCGCCGCCGAGCTCGCGCGCGCCCGCGTCGCTGCCGTCCATTGGCGACCCGCCCTAAAATTACCATTGGGGGTCAGCTGCGCGAGCAGCTCGACCGGGCGTCACGTCGCGAGCCCCCTACCAAGAACACAAAAAAAGGAACCCGCCGCAGGCGCCTGCGGCGGGTTCGATGACATCCGGAGGCACACGGAATGGCAGACAGCAAACGGGCCGCAGATGCGGCCGACGTCGAGCACGTCGTGAAACTCGTGCTCGAAAATTGGGATCAGATCGGCGTCGAGGAACGCGACGGGATCCTGCACCTGCCGGCGTCAATCAAACGGCGCAACGCGAAAGGCGGCGTCGACGAAACACCCGTCCGGCTGCGCGCCGTCACGAACCGTCAGCGGTACCATGCCCGCACCGAGTCGAGGGCATGGGCCGGGCGCCTGCAGCTCGACCTCGACCGGGATCGCGACCTCGTCGAAATGCTCGAGGAATACGTGATCCTGTCGTACGCGATCCGCGACGAGGACTGCCACACACAGCACGTGCCCGACGCCGAGACGCTGTGGAAATCGTACGAACCGGCGAGCATCGCCGAAGTGTGGGGCCGCTATGACGCATGGGTTCGGATGCAGCACCCCTCGTTCGGATCGTGGGACGGCGAGAAAATGTGGCAGGTCATCGCGCAGATCCGATCCCGGAGTGACATCGGTTTTTTAGCCGTTATGCCTGGTTTCGAGCAGGCCAGTTGTATTCTGCTTATGGCACGGGAAGCATGTTCGTCTCCGAACGCGCCCTCGTTTGCGCGGTCGTCAGGGACCTCGACGCCGGGCAGCTGACGGCGGCGCAGCTGCGATGGCTGCTGAAACTGCGGCCCGACTACGGCACCTGATGCGGCTCGGGCCGCGTGTTGCTACCATGACGGGCGATGGCTGAACGCGAGGCGTCGATAAAGCTGACCCTAGACGATGGGCAGTTCGTCGCCGGCATGGGCAAGGCCGGCGACGCCGCCGTCAAGTCGGCGCAGCGTTCCGAGCGCGCGATGCAGGTGTTCGGCGCCGGGGTGCAGAAAGCGACCGGCAGCGTCAGGCAGCTCGGCGCGACGGCGCGCAGCTCGCTCGGCATGGTGTCGGGGCTGCTCGGCGGGCTGACGTTCGGCAGCGCGTTGAAAGGCGCCGTCGAGCTCGACAGCAAGTTCAAACAGCTCGCGTTCAACGTCAGCCGGGTGTCGAAAGAACAGGTCCGGGCCGCAGCGATTCAGCAGACGGTCGAGCAGGCGGCGATCAAAACCGGGCGGCGCACGGCCGAAATGGCTGACGTGTTCGGCGAGCTGTTTCAGGCGACGGGCGACGCCAAGTTCACGGCCGACATGCTCGACACGATCGGCGTCGCCGCGACTGCCACGAACAAAGACGTCGGCATTCTCGTCACGCTCGCCGATCAGCTGCACACGAAATTCGGCGTCGCCGCGAACGAGATGGGTGACCTGTTCGCCTCGCTGCACGAGCTCGAGCAAGGCGGTAACTCGATGGAAGAGTTCGCCGGCGCCATCGGCACCGTCGGCGCCGAGCTCGTGCAGGCGGGCCTGAACGGTAAGCGTGGCGTCGATTTCATGCTCGGCGCGTTCGCTGCGACCGAGGACCCGCTCGGCGACATGGGCAAGCAGGTGAAAGCAATCAAACAGATCCTGCTGTCGCTCGGCGACGTGAACCAGATCAAGGCCCTCGCAAAGAACTTGCACATCGATCCTAAAAAACTGCTGAACGAGAAGGATCTGATCGGTCGCTTGAAACGGGTGCTCGCCCTCGGGCAGCGCGGCGTCGATGCGCTCAAGGCGTCGATGGGCGAGGCCGAGGAACGAAAGGCACTCAAGGCCCTGTTCATCGATCCATTCGAGGAGGCGTTGAAACGCGCGCAGGACGCCGGCCTCAAGGGCAAGGCCGCGAATGACAAGGCCCTTGCCGACCTCGAGAAACATATCGACGAGTTCGGCACGACGGCGTCGAAAGGCGCCGACCTGGTAAGGGAGGCCAACGACCGACGCAACGATCCCGAGCGGCGCCTGACGGCCGCGCTCGATCAGCTGCAGCGCTCGTTCGGCGACCCGCGGATCGTCGACGCGATCGAGGAGCTGTCGAAATACCTGCCGCAGATCGCCGACGTGTTCGGCAAGTTCGCCAAATTCGTCGTCAAAAATCCGGTGCTCGCGGGCACGCTCGCCGTCGGCGGAAACGCGGGCGCGGGGTTCGTCAGCGGCATCGTGAACGAGGCACTCGCCGACGCATTCAAGGAGGCGTTCGGGTTAGGCGGCGGCGGCAGCAGTAGCGGCGGCGCCGGCGGCGGCAGAGGCAAGGGCGGCGGGCGAACGGGGGGCATCGAGCGGCATCAGCAGTTCCTCGGCGAGGGCCTGACCGAGGCGCAGATGCTCGCGAACGGGATCGAGGATGGGATCGAGAGTGGCGGGAAGAAAGGCGCGAGCAAAATGGCGACCGCGATCCGACTCGCCGGCATCGCGTCGGCCGCCGCCCTCGCGCTCGAGCTCGGAAAGGAATTCATCGACAACCTGTTCAAGGACAAATCGGACGCGATGAACCATGGCGCGGTCGTCGGCGCGCAGACCGCCTCGAAAGGCGGCGGTGTCGAAAGGCAAAAGGCACACGCCGCCGCCCTGCGCGCCGAAATCGCCAAGCTGCGCGAGGAACGCGGCGGTTTTTTCGAGGGCCTGTTCAGCATGCTGTCGAACCTACCGAACGCGGGCGGGTCGGGCATGATGACGCCCGACGGCAGCATCATGCCCACGATGCCCCCCGGGTTCACGCCGCAGGCGGGCCCGAACCGCGACGCCATCGCGGGCCAACAAATCGCCGAGCTCGAACAGCAGTTGAAAGAAAAGGAGGCCTGGATCAGCGAGCTCGAATCGAACCCCGCCGCCGCCGCAGGGGTCGACGGCAAGGCCGTCGGCAAGGCCGTCGCCGACACCCTGAAACAGGGGCAGCCGCTCGTCGTGCACGTCGCGAACATGCCGCAGGGGGCAGCGCCCGCGGGCAGACCGGGGTCTGGCGGTAGCAAGGGCGTCAAGCGCCCGGCGGCGCAGGCGTCAGGGAGCGGCCTCTAATGCCCGCGTTCCGCCCTCGCGACACGGCGGGCCCTGCGCGGCAGGGCCTGTTCGAGCGTTACCCCGTCGCGTCGTGGCAGGTCGGCGATTCGCCGCGCATCTGTTTTCCCATCGACGGCGAGCTCGCGCAGGACATCGGCAATCGCCTCGTGCGGCACGAGCGGGCGTATCGGCCCGGCGCCAAAATCGACAGCACGGGCCCGCTGCCGGACGAATTCAACCTGATCGCGCTGTTCAATAACACCATCGTCGAACCCGGCCTCGAGCAGAACGCGCGCGCCCTGTATCCGTTCATGCTGCGCGAGGTCGTCGCCTCGTTCCGCATTCAGCAGACGGGCACCCTCACACTGCCGACGATCGGCTCGGTCCGCTGCCGCGCAGAGAAGTGCCGCCGCAGCGAGCTCGTTACCGAACGCGATCAGGCCCGCCTCGCGCTGACGTTCGTGCAGGATAACGAGGAGGCGATCGCGCAGGCGACGTTCGCCCTGCCGAGCGCGCGCGCGACGGTCAGCAAACAGGCGTCGCAGACGGTGTTCAGCCTCGAGCGCGAGGGCGCCGTCGTCGACGCCGACGTGTTCACGCTCAAAACCCGGGCGACCGATGTCGAGTCGCTGCTGCTCGCGCCGGGCCGCACGATCGCCGACCTCGAATCGCAGGCGCGCACGATGCGGTGGACGCTGCAGCGCATGCGCCTGACGCAGGCGCAGTTCGTCGAGGACCTCGGCGGCGGCGGCACGGATGAACCCCGGGGCAGCGAGTTTCACCGGAACGTCGCCCGGCTCGAGGACACCCTCGCCCGGGCGAGCGACGAGAAATTCGCGAGCCGGCCGCGAATCAAAACGTTCGTCGTCGACGTGCCACAGACGAACCTGTTCGAGCTCGCGGCCCGGTTCAAGCAGGACGCGGGCGACCTGCTCGAGCTGAACGGCGAGCGAGTGCCCGACCCGTTCCTGCTCGAGCAGGGCGACGTGATCCGGGTGTTCGACACGAGGGCGCGCACGTGATTGCACCCCGCTGCTGCGCCCGCTGTCACGTCGTCGTCAGCGATAGCTGCCGCTGCCCCTGCCGCGTCTGCAGGGCCTGCACGACCGACGGCGGCCTCGCGGGCCCGGGCTGCGCCTGCCACGCCCACGACCCCGGACCGCTCGGGCAGCCCGGCGCGGCGGGCGACCCGGCGCAGCGCTTGCAAGGCGGGCGCGATGGCTGACGAACCGTTCGATCGGATCACCGTCGAGGCGTTCGGGACGCCGGGCGCGACGAGTTTCGATTTCAATTTCGAGGACTGGACGACGTTCTCGCTGACCTCGACGATCCTGCAGCCCGCCGAGGCGTCGTTCGAGCTCGGCGATCAGACGGGGTGGGACCGGCTCGCCGAGCTCGTCGACCTCGGCAGTCAGTTCCGCGTGTTCATCGACGACCGGCTGCGTCTGACCGGTCGCATCGAGAACCTGAACAGCGCGAGCGACGCCCGGCAGAGTGCGACGCAGCGGTTCACCGTGCGAACGATCTTGAGCGACGCCGTGTTCAGCGCGGCGCCGCAGAACGTGCGGCTGCAGGGGCGCACGGTGCGGGAATTCCTGATCGCCCTGTACGCCGACCTCGGCCTGACCGAGGCGGATTTCGACTTTCGGGGCGACGTGTCGCGTGACGTGATGACCGGTCGCATCACGAAAGGCCCGGATGCATTCGGGCGCCGACGCGGCATCGACGGCCGCCTGATCGCGGACCCGCCGGCGGGGTTCGAGGCGATCGAGGCGACCGAGGAAAATTGCAAAGTGCAGCCCCCCGAATCGATATTCGAATCGGCCGATCGCGTGCTGCGCCGGCATGGCCTGCTGCATTGGGATGGGCCCGACGGCAAGATCGTCGTTGCCCCCCCGAACGACATGCAAGATCCGATCGGTGTGCTGCGCAGCATCCGGGGCGAGGACGACGCGGCGGGGCAGTTCAACAACATGCTATCGCTCGAGCGCGATCAGGACGTCAGTCAGGCGCCCACAGAGATCGGGGTGTTCGGCTCGGGCGGCAAGGCGTCGTTCGCCCGGGCGAGCGTCAGCGCGACGATTCGCAACCAAGCGCTAATCGACCGCGGGTTTCGCCGCCGCGCCGTCGTGCTCGACGAGGGCATGTTCTCGAAAGACGTCGCAGCCCGGCGGGCGCGGCGCGAGTTCGTCAGCCGCAGCCGCGGCCTCGATCAGCTGACGATAACCGTCGATGGCCTGTCCTATCGCGACGGCGCCGAGCCGCTGCCGTGGGCGCCCGACACGACGGTCGACGTGTTCGACGACACCCTCGGCGGGGTGCTCGGGGTCTACTACGTCGAGGACGTACGGATGCAACGCGACGCGAGTTCGGGCGACGTGTCGCGGCTGTCTCTGGTACGTCAGGGTGTGTGGCAATTATGAGAGGTGACATCGGGCAGCTCGTCGCGCCGGGTGATGCGACACTGCTCAGATCGGGTGTTAGTATGGGCCACGATGCAGCATCCGATCGACGACGGGAACCAGTGGGATCTGATCAGGATGCAGGTCAGTCAATCTCTCGTGGAACACGAGATCGTGGCGCAGGCGCTGCGGGCGCAGGCGATCGTCAGCGCGATATTCATCCTCGTACTTGGCTCGTTATGCTATTTCCTTTGGAGACGGCACGCCTGCTTGAACGAGGCCTTTCTCGACGAGATCAAACGGCACTCTGCCGAGCGATGCGGGATGGTGAAACAGCATTCGCTCGAGCTCGTCAGTCTGCAGATGCAGATGCTGCACTCGTTCGAAGGAATGGTATCGCGGAGGCCGGGCGCCTCGGTGAGCTCGCTGCCTTCTTTCGAGGGGAGTAGGCGCCCGCCGCCGAAACCCGGGCCATGACATGAGTGCACTCGACGCGGTCGCCGCGTTCGTCAAGGTCCTCGGCAGCGCCCTCGTCGGCGCGAGCTCGGAACCCGCGTTCAACGTCAAGGCCGTCGGCGGGTTCGGCGCCGTCGACGGCGACGACAGCGACGGCGCCGGCGAGCAGGCAGTCAGGCAAGTCGGTTACAGCTCGCTCGGCATCATGGGCCGGCCGCTGCCGCCCGAGGGCGCGCTGTTCGCCGAGGCCGTCAGCCTGCGCGTCGACGGCGGCCTCGCGCCGTTCGGATGGCGCGACATGCGCCTGCATCGCGCCGTGAACCCGGGCGGCAGCGGCGGCACGCCCGCCGAGGGGCAGCTCGTGTTCGCGGGATACGGGGGGGCGATGCTGTCGCACGCGCTGACCGACGACCCCGTCGGCTCGCAGCGAGCGAACCTCGCGACCTGGTACGTGCCTTTCGATTTCGACAGCGACGGCGTGCCGCAAAAGGCGCACACGATCGCGATCGATCCGACGCCGGGCAATTCCTCGATCAGCATCGTGCACGCCGACGGGCGATTCTTTACCCTGAACGAGGACGGGATCACGTGGGCCGTGGATGCCTCGACGTTCGGCCGAATGAAAGCGGGCGAGGTGCTGATCCAAGCAGCGCGGATCATGCTCAAGGGCAACGTGTATATTGGCGCTGCCGCCGAGGCCGGCGCGCCGCTGCTCGGCGGGCCCATCTCGCCGCCGTGTCCCTCGCTGTTCGTGTCGCCCGTATGATGATCCCGCCAAACCATCGCCATCAGTGCCGCTGACCCCGGGCAGCGTCGTCGTCGACGGCGCCGGCGTGGCGACGGGCACGGGCCTGTCGAAAGTTTTGTACGACTCGCTCGAGTCGAATTACGACGCCGAGCCCTCGAACACCCCGGGCAACGTGCCGGGCGCGCAGCAGTCGCTCGCGAAACTCGCGAACGCCCTCGGGCAACCGATCGCCGAGGAGGTGAACGACAACGTCGACGGCAGCGGGGCAACCGGCGCGACGGGCGCGACGGGTGCAACGGGTGCAACCGGCGCTGCAGGTGCGACCGGCGCGACAGGGCCCGCGGGTGCGACCGGTGCGACCGGCGCTGCAGGTGCGACCGGCGCTGCAGGTGCGACCGGCGCCACGGGCGCAGACGGCCCGCAGGGGCCGCAGGGGTTCGACGGCGTCGACGGTAACGACGGTCCGCCCGGCATCGCCGGCGCGACAGGGCCGCAGGGGCCGCAGGGGCCGCAGGGGCTCGACGGGGATCCAGGGCCACCCGGTGATCCGGGTGTGCCCGGGGCGACAGGTCCGGCGGGTCCACCCGGGCCACCCGGGCCCGCCGGACTCGACGGCGTCGACGGCGAGCGCGGTTTCGCGGGCGCGACCGGGGCGACCGGCGCGAGCAGTGGGGTGCCGACGACGTTCGCCGCCGCGACCTACTTTGGCAACGCGAGCACGGCGACGCTACCCGGCGCCGAGCAATCCTTTTCGTCTCTCATGGGCGCGGGCATGACCCTCGCCGCAGGTAGCCTCAACGGCCCTTCACCCACGCTCGTCGACCTCGGGACAGACCAGAACCCGCAAGAGAACAACGCCGCAGCATCGTCCTATTCGTTCCGCCTGACGAGCAAGCGGCAGGTTGGCGACAAGCTGATCTTATTCGTCTTCGCGATCCGCTTGAGCCTCTTC